CTTTGGATATTTTCAATAATCATTTAAACTTACCTTGTTGTACAATTTGACCTATAATACCATACACACTAAGATCTTTAAGTGTATCTTCTATAGGTTCACCTACTGTATCAGGCTCGCCATTAACAACCAAATTTTTTAACCGTTGAACTTTATCATTTAATTTAAACCATAGACCTGTAAGTGATAATTTAATATCCGATTCGGTTTCTAAATTAGTTCCTACATTAATATTTGATGGACCATAATTTCTGTGTTTTTTACAGAATAAAATATATTGCTCCATCATAATTTTTTTATATTCTTGGGTTATTTCGGGATATTTTTCTTCGCACCATTTTACAGCGGCGTCATCTTCTTTACTAAAATCTATCATTTTTTCATTAATTTTTTTATTTCAGAATCTTGTAAACCTATATGCTTAAGTAAACTTTTAGTATCTTTTTTAGATAAAATATCTAAATACTCACTAGCTTGTTTTTTAGAACACTCTAGATAATTAGCAATTTTAAGTAATAATTCAGAATTAAAAGATTTATCTTTACTTCCTTTAATCCATTTATTAAATCTAAATTTATTGCTAGTCATAGATTGGTAATATTTAAAAGATTCTTTTGGTGTAATATCGTATCCTTGTAAACGATTTACTATATCTAACATATTATTATTAAATCCTAGTGCTCTATTAATAATAAATTTATTATAGGTTTTTTGTTCGTCTTCATTAAGATCCTCCCACTTAATTTTTTTATCATGTACTAATTTTAAAAAATCAAAGGGTGTCATCTTTTGGTAGGAATTCATCATTAACGTGCCCACATTTATGACAGGCATAAACAGGAATAGGAATTAAAGCAGGTTGGCCTGTAGGGGAAAGCATTGGTGATAATTTACGCATAAGGGTAACTTGGGTAAAATGTTCACACCCACATTTATCACAAACTACTGGGGTAGTTTGGGTAATATCAATATTAAATTGCTGGCTGGGATCCATTATTTATATTTCTTAACTGGTTTTTTAAATCTAAGTTTATGGTAACGGTTATACTTTTTATTAAACCACTTGTACCATTCTTGAAATTGGTTATAATTTTGTTGATGTGAATTTACACTCATAACTTTAATAATTTATTTAACATCGCTGCGACACAAATTTCTTTATCTACTACAAATCCATACTCATATTGATATTGAGCTATTATTATTATTGCGTCGCCTATATTTGTAGTATATTCCTCTACATTATCATAAAGGCATCTAAATAATGATTCAAACTGTGTAGCACCACTATCAGCTATAATTTGCCTAATATCTTTAAGAGGGATTTTATTTTTTAATCCATTAACTACTTTATTTTCAAAATCAGTATTTTTAAGGGATTTAGTATCAAGTACTAACTGATTATCCTTTAAACTACCCTGTAAGGTATTAAGGATTTTTCTAATATCAGGATAATGGGTAATAATTACTTGTCCTAGATCTTCCTTAGTGTAGTTAATTCCTTCACTTTCGCAAATATAAAGAATATGTTGTCCTACCTCTTTTTTAGAAGGAGGAGTAATTCCAAAAGCCATACAACGAGACTGAAGGGGAGAAATGATACGATCAAGGTAATTACAAGTAAGAATGAACCTACAGGATGCACTGAAACTTTCCATAACATTTCGAAGAGTTGCCTGTGCTTGGGCTGTGAGGTAATCTGATTCATCCAATATAACTACTTTTAACCCATTAAATCCAATGCTAGAAGCAAATGGGATAATTTTATCTCTAATTGTATCAATTCCTCTTTCATCTGAGGCATTAATATAAAGGTGATCCGCACCCAATTGTCCTACTATTAGTTTGGCCAGCGAGGTTTTTCCTGTCCCCGCTGGACCAAACAATAGTAGATTTTGTAGTTTACCTGTTTTAAGATACTCTTGGATTTTAAGACGAATAGTATCATCTCCTACAAATCCATTTAAATCTTGAGGTCTATATTTTTCTACAAATAAATCCATTAGAACATTGCTGTTGGGTCGGCTAATGTTTCTTGCTTTTCATCAGGTTTATCTACAATTACACATTCAGTAGTTAATAAAGTACCTGCAGCTGATGCTGCATTTTCTAAAGCACAACGCGTTACTTTAGTGGGATCAATAATCCCCTCAGAAAGCATATTTACTTTATTTTCAGTAGCTAAATTCCATCCTAATTCAAAGTTATCCTTTAAATCAAGACTTAACCAAACACAGTCTTCATGATTATATCCCGCATTCGAAAGAATTTGGTAAAAAGGTTTACGAATAGCTTTAAGAATAATTTCATAACCAATTTCTTGGGCTTCACTGAGTGTATCATTTTTAACTGCGTAAGAAGCATAAAGTAAAGCATGACCACCTCCTGGCAAAATACCTTCTTCAATTGCCGCTTTTACGGCATGTACAGCATCATCTACTCTATCTTTACGTTCTTTCATTTCAGTTTCTGTATGACCCCCTACATTAATTACCGCTACACCACCTGCTAATTTTCCAAGACGTTGTTGTAACTGTTCACGAGCATAATTGCTTTCTGCTTTATCAATTTGGTTTTTAATTTCTTCAATACGTGATTCAATAGTATCTTCACTTCCTGCTCCATCAACAAGGGTTGTTTCTTCCTTATTAATAGTAACACCTCGAGCATTTCCAAGCATATCAAAAGTAACTTTATCAAGTTTCATACCTTTCTGCTTAGATACTACAGTACCTCCTGTAAGTGCAGCCATATCTTCTAGAATCATAGTACGACGTTCTCCAAAATCCGGGGCCTTAACAGCGGCACATTTAAGAATACCTCTCATTTTATTTACAATCATAGCAGCAAGTGCTTCACCATCTACATCTTCAGCTACAATTAAAAGAGATTTATTTTGCTGACTAACACCTTCTAATAGTGGGAGTAATTCTTTGATCGCACTGATTTTACCATCATACATTAAAATATAAGGTTCATCAAGTTGGCAAGTCATTGATCCGTTATCAGTAACAAAATAAGGTGACTTATAACCACGATCAAATTGCATACCTTCAACTACCTCGAGTGTAGTTTCATGGGTTTTACTTTCTTCAACTGTAATAACTCCTTCACGTCCTGCTTTATCGAATGCTGTGGCTATTAAAGTACCTATTTCTTCATCATTATTAGCAGAAATTGTAGCTACCTGCTTAAGTTGTTCTTCATTCGAAATATCTTGGGTTTTATCTTTTAAAACCCCAACAATATCCTTTACAGCCTTATTAATACCTCTTTTAATATCAATAGCATTATTAGAACGATTACTTACAGCTTCAAGTGCTTGATTGTAAATTTCACGAGTTAAAACTGTTGCTGTAGTAGTGCCATCACCTGCTTGTTCGCCGGTTTCGATTGCTGCTTGTTTAACTACTTGTGCTCCTAAATTTTCAACTGGGTCTTCTAATTCAACTTGTTTAGCTACGGAAACACCATCTTTAGTAGAGTGTGGTGTACCCATACCTTTTCCTTTCCCTATGATTACATTACGCCCATAAGGGCCAAGGGTACCCGCAACTGCATCCGTAAGTTGGTTAACTCCTGTTTGAAGTTGGTTACGGCCTTCTTCTCCAAATTTAATTACTTTACTCATATTTAATTAATTTATAATTCCTAAAATTTCTGTTTCCGAAGCAAGAACATATTCTTCTCCTTCTATTTCTACAGTGTTTGCGCCATATTTGGGCATAATAACTTTTTGACCTACCTCTACTCTAACAGGGATTAAATTACCATTATTATCGTAACGACCCGGGCCAACTGCGAGTACATTACCAAAGTCAGGACGATCCTTACCCATATCAGGAACAACAATGTTCCCGTAGGTTGATTCTTCGGCTTCAATCGGTTGGATCAGAACACGATCAGCCAACGGTGTAATTGGGATATTTTCCATTTTTTATTGATTTTGATTTCTTACAAGATAATAATTACTTTCTAGGTCTCCAAATTTAAATGCAAAAGACATTAATCCTTTTGGATTTATTTTCATCCAACCTAATTCAAAGCGTTTATTATGTTTAAATATTTCTTTAACTAAATCTGCATTAAAGGGGATATTATCTAATGCTCCTTCAGAACTGCCGTCCTCCATAGGAGAAGCAAAAGATACTGAATTAGATGTACTATTCCCTATAGTAAATTTTACTTCTGGTGAAGTAAACCCATCTTGAGTAGAAACATAAAACACTTCTTCGCCCACGGCATCTTTAGATTTAATAAAACGTGTAGTAAATTCTTCATCTAACTCCACGTGAATATCGTTTTCTGTTTTACTAATGTTAGGTACATTAGGGATAACTTGGGGGTCTGCTAAATTAAATTTAACATCCATAGCAGTATCACCTATATTAAATCTAGCAGGGATTTTATTTTCCTTAATTACTTCAAACATAACCTCGTTTTCAAGGATCCCTAACATTTTACTAAGAGTAGAAGTACTATAAATCCCAAATTCACCTATAGGAAATTTAAATTTTTTAGATACTACTTTACCTACTAGATTTTGTGAATCATTTATAAAATCGGCTTTAAGAGATTCACCATCTGAAACCCATTTAGTTCGTTCTATATTACCCCCTAAGTGGTATTTACCTATAAAACTATCTATTATTCTTTTATCTGTCATTAGAATGAAAAAAAATTATTTACATGTGTGTTAAGGGTTAAACTACCCCAACTTAAGTCTTTATAAAATGATTCTAACTTATTTTTAAGTATAGAATCGAATGCTTTATCCCTATCAATATATTGCTCTACGAATATACGAATTTCTTCCGGGAAATCAAAATCTAAGAAACCCATAGTATCAATTTTATAAGGATTATCTTTTAAATAAACCCATTTAATTTTATCTCCAGCAACTATTTGTGAGTGTTTTTTATCTAAACCTTTAAATCTAAGGAAATCATTATACCTAACTGCTGCTTTAACATTTACAGGTGCTCCCGTTTTAAGGGTAGTAAATATATTTCCAGCACCCGGTGGACGTTCAACATATTTTTTAATATCTTTTACCCCTGTTGGTTTACCTAGCAATTCAAGAGGTAAGGTATTTAAGCTATTTTTGAATTCAAGAATTTCTTGATCGATTTCATTTCTAGTAGCACCAAATAGAATTTTATCTAAAATTCCATTAAAAAACTTTTTAAATAATGGTGGGAAATTTGATTTCATAAAGTCAAGACCTTTAACATCAATGTCCTCTACCTTCATGCCCTCTTTTTTAGTAATATATTGGGCATACCTCCTTTTACCCGAAAAAAAACCAGAACGAATGGTACATTCGGTTTTCATTTCAAGACGATGTTTATTAATATTAAATGCTTCTACAGCTAGTGTATCATAATATTCTGTAATAAGATCTTGGTACTTAAGGGCCATTTTTTCTAAAAGATCATCTTGTTTTTCTTCTGGTAATTCAGAAAAATTTGGATATAAATGTTTTAGAAGTGGTTCAGCGTGGAAATAATTAGAGTCAGTATCAACATATGTACAGAAGTTTTTATCACCTTCTTTACATATCCACCATGGTATTTCTTCTTGGTTAGTCATTAAAATCTTTCGTCTATTCCAGGGATTGTAGTAATTCCACCATCTTTTTCTCCACGAGAATTTACAATATTTTCGTTAATAGTAATTTCAAATAAATCACCATTAATTCTTACATTTCCTCCTTGTTGAACCATTTTACGAAAATACGAAATTTGTTTATCATTCCAACTTTCACTTAATGAAATTATGGTTTCTTTTTTAACGTATTCACCATTTAATTGGATAAGAACGTTACTTCTTATTGATTGTGGAGATAATCCCATTATAATTCTATTTTTAATTCGTTTCTAAGAACTTTATTCATATGAGTGTTTGCAAATAAAGCTGATTCTTGAATAATACGTTGCCCCGTAAGTGTAATACCCTCTGAAAGAATAACACTACCATATCTAAATGATGGTAAAGCAGTAGCACCATAAAGTGAGTTAAGCAAGATTTTCATTGTGTATTGCTTTAAGTGATTTAATTCACCTTCTTTTTTATTCCCACTTTTATAAGCTTTTTTCATAGCTTTTTTATACATTACTCTTTCATCAAACCATTTATCTAGAATAACATTTAAGGTAGATGGTTTATCAGTTCTAAACATAACACCATTAGCAGTTACAGATAAATTATTTTTCTTAATTGTATCTATAACGTCTTTAAGTTTCATATTATTGCGTTTACGTTGCAAATTTTCAACAGGCATTTCTGCTTCGGGGTCTTTGTCAACTAATTTTTCTAAGTCGTTTAAACCAAGTCTATTATTTCTATCATCATATAAATCTAATACTCTACCTACATAAGTTTCTTTACCTATGTTTAAAGACATAATAATAGAGGGATACAGTGATGTAAGATCTTCATCAAACATATAGTTGTAAATGCCCGTTTTAGGACAGAATAAATATCCCCCAGCATAATTTTTCTTAGTAAGCGGGTCTAAATCTTTATTTGGGGGTATAATATTCTCAGATAATAACCAGCTTGAGATAGCACCATCTTGAATTTTAGAAGATAAATATACTTCCTCGTATAATACCTTTCCCTTATGGGCAAGATTTTTAGTTAAATTAATATATTGAAATTTTTCATCTAGCTTTTTAAGTATTAAAACATCAACAAAGTTATATTCAATAAATTTTTCTTTATCCTCAG